TCATGCCGCGCAGCATTTTGTCAAATGCACGATATTCTTTTTCTTCAACAGAGATTTCCGGAGCTACAGCCGGGGTTTCAAATTTTTCCATGTTGCGAGCCTCCTCTTTCGCTTTGATAGTTTTGTCAATAGCTTCAATTTCTGCCTTGCAAGCATCAAATTTCTCGGCCTCTTCGGCAGTCAGGGACCGGGTTTCGGTTTCGGCAGCGGTAACGATGGCGTTCATCTGATCCATCAGTTCCACGCGCTTCTCCATGAGTTCTTTCATGTCTACTCCTCCTATTTGAGTTTCAAAAGTTCTAATTTTTTACGGTACAAGTCCGCATTGATAAACTGTTCTGGTTCTGGATCCGGCTCCGGCTTCGGTTCCTCTGTTACTTCCAGAGGCTCGTCAGCCATACGGAACTCCAGCAGGGACGTCGCATCATCCCGCATTTCAATGCTTGTGGCAATGTATGCAGGCGTCACATCCAGAATGCTGACTTCCCGTAGGTCGATGCCGTTCAGCGTGCGGATCCTCATGCCGTCGTCTTCTGTCCAGGAATCGTCCAGGACGCGGAAGCCGAACGACCAGCCGCGCAGCTGCCCGGACCGCGCCTTGTCAATGACTTCGGTATCACTGACCAGAGCACGGGCATGCAGCCCAACCGCATCTTCCTGCAGTTCCAGCACTCCATCAGCCTGGCTGCCCAGGTTGCGGACATGGTCAAACATAAGACCGACGTCCGGATTGGCCTCTAATGCTCTCTGGAAAGTTCCGGCACGGACAATTTCAATGAAATCTCCCGCCACATCCCTCAGCACTCTGCTTTTACGTTCGACTACGTTGACATAGCCCTCGATGACGGCAGAGCCATCAGATCTGATCTGAATCTTCATTCATGCCTACCTCCTTTCCCGAAGAGTTTGCGCCAGATTCGCCAACCTGAACACTGGCGCCGGTATTCACAGTGTAGACTTCCTTCGTTTCCGGGTAATACAGGACGTCGCCCAGCCCCAACTTGACAAAGTCGAGGTTTAGCGGTTCCATGTTCTCCTTCTCGCGAATTTCATCTATCTGCAACCAGCCATTCTTGACCCCAATTTCGTAACCCTGATACCGTTCGAGAATGCTGGCCTTCAGCAGTTCGGACGTATCGGCCGCGAAATAGTAGTCCTTCTTTTCGCGTTCCAGCAGCAGGAACTTGTTAAGCGCCGCATTAAGAGCGGCCACAACCGGCAGAATTGCGGTTTTAACTGAACGCAGATACACTTCCTGCCCGGCGCTCTGGGAGAAAAGCCCGGACGATAAGCCAAAAGCGTTATATACAAGGTCACTATTGGCGGCCTTGCTCTGGTTCAGCTGGTTGTCAGTAGCTGTGGAGTTGATAGCCTCAAAAGACAACCCCTGGTTCAGCACCATGACGGAATCGGCATCATTCCCGGTCTCCGTCAGCCTTCTCCATGCAGTTTTCAGCCGTTCCAACGCTTCCGGCTCCAATCGGCGCTCGGATTTCAAAAACCCGCGTTTTGTGCCGCTGGATACCGCATTATTTTCATACTTTAAGCTGTTATACATGGTGTTGAACAACAGCGGGTACTGGTGAAGCACGCCCAGACCGGTAACACCGTTATTCGTGTTCCGGGTCACTCGCATCATCTCAAAATCGCGGTACTCCCTGCCATTTACCAGGATGCGGACGGCTTTGTGAATGGGGTCGTTATTGGTAGTGACATTAACAAACACGGAATCCACATAGTAAAGTCCTTTGATTTTGTTGCCGGACTTCTCCACATACGCCCAGCCGGTACCGTCAAGCAGCATATCGGATACCAGCGCACGTTTGAACTGCACCGCATCCAGCAGGTCGCCGGTCTCCCGGTTCAGCAGTTTCAGACGGTAATCATCCTCCATCTCCTCAACCCTGCCGTCGGTCTTCTGGTAGAGCCGGATCGGCAGTGTGGAAACAGTGGAAGCGATAAAGTCCACGCTGGCAGCGACAGCCGGAATGTTCAGCGCATCAGCTTTGGTAATATAGCCCGCGTCCCTACGTTCCGCCGCCAAAATATCGGCCAGCGAATCGCTCCTTGTCTCTTCTTTTTTGCGGAAGTAATCGAATATTGACATATTTACCTCCTTTCCCGTCAATACTGCACAACCCAGTCCATATAGGTGTCCAGGATGACGTTCTGCTGTAAAAGATAAAGAGCATTGATAAGGGCGACAACCTCATCGACCTTACCGCTGCTCTTTTTCTTATTAACGTATCTGTTCATGTTGGTATCGTACTGGCAGCGAGCGTTCTGGAAGTTCGCCTCCAGCAACTTATCCGGCTCATACAGCACCTTGCCATTCTCTATGAGTTCAGATAACCACTTCGTGGGCGGGTGCAGCACGCTGCTATGCTGCCGGATCTCCACGGTAACATATCCCGCCTCTTCAAATTTGTTTGCGGAGCTGATGGCGTTATACCGGTCATAACCGATGCTGTGGATCTTTACGCCCAGATTCTTTTCGAGATTCAATACATAAGCCTCAATAACGCTATAATCGACCGTCCTATCGCCACAGGCCACACACCAGCCCGCGTTTATCATGTCGGTATAGTTCAGCTTTTCAGCTCTGGACTTTTCCTCGATACGCCCTTCCGGGATAAATGCCATAGTACGGAACATTACCCGCTCATTTTCGGCATCCCAGGCGCACATTGCCACAGAGCAGTTATCATTGCTCATGGACAAGTCCACGCCCAGATAGACTTCCTTGCCTTCCCAGTCTATTGGATCAGAACTACGGCATGCCTGCAGATCACTCACGGAAATATAAGATTCCGTACCGACTCCGGCATAGATAATATTGCAGTGTTTGCACAGAAAGTTTTCCCGCCGGGACGCGACTTCTATCGCTTGATTACGTTTTTTCACCAGATCTTCCATGATTTCCGGAACATCCTGCGCCAACGGGTTCGACTGTTCCAGGATTCCGTTGTCAGTCATCCAGTCCGTCTTGTTATCCGGCTCATAAAGCAACGCAAACAGCGTATCGTCATCCACAACGCCATCCAGCACCTGCTTAGCGTATCCAACCTCGTCTTCAAACGGGTTTTGGATGGAAGGGTACTTTGTTGAAATTACAAACCCAAGCTTATTCAGTATGGTCAGCTGACCGGATGCCATGGCCTCAATAGCGTAAGTGTTCGGTAGGGCGCCGGCCTCATCCACCAGGAAGACGTTCGGAAGCTTACCATCTAACCGGCTGGTGGAATAGTTCAGTGGGAAATACTCGGAATCCGTCAGACTGCACTTAATAGAATCGCGCAGCACTTTGAACTTTAGCTTCCCGTTATACTCTCCACTCAGCGCAGGACTCACCTTTATGATGTCCTGAATGGCCGTCTTGACTTCCCTGCTAAGGGCGCCATCCGGTGCCACGGAGTAGAACCGCGAGAGCTTGGGTTCCAAAAAGAATAGCAGTAGGAAGACGACGGCCACCAGGAAGGTCTTACCGTTTTTACGGCAGATCTCGAATATGGCGCGCTCATATCTGCGCTTTGCCGGATTATCCCGGTAAACCGTACACAGCACCGCTACCAGCAACAGCCACTGAAAGCCGGACAGCGCACTTTTTACCGTCTGCCCTGCAGATAACCCTTTCGGCATAACAAAAAGACCCAGCAGACGTTCTATCTTGTCTACTCGGTCAGTATCAATCACGTATTTTTTTATTTTATCGTCCGCAATGTTCAGGAATTCTTTACACTGCAGCTTCACATACTTGGGAGCGTTAATATTGCCGCTGCAGACGTCCTTCGCATACTTATATGCGGGATTTTTAAGCATTTAAGACCTTAATCAGCGGATCTTCCGCCTTTTTGGAGTTTGCCATCAGTGAACCAATCTTGCTGCGCGCTCCCGGACTCAGGCACAATTCTTTGCAAAACCTGCCATACTGGTCAATATACGTTTTCCGGATGGCATTAACATCTTTATCGGTCAGAAGCTCAGGCTGTTTTCTGATTAAATCATCCAGCTGATTTATCCTGGTGATCGTGATCGCGGCCAGCTTCACCGTCTCCCGGTCAGGTTCACCCAGGATATCCGCCGGAGCCAGCACAGAGCATAACCACATATACGCTTTTGCTTCGTCCACGGTGAACTCCGCCGGCACGGTCTCATCAAATGCGCCGCCCTTCATCCTGTTTTCAATCTCCACCCTGATAGCCTTCTTCGTTTTGGTCAAATGTCCCCTGCTTAATTTCGCCGAAGTAGTCGGTCTGGCCATCAGCTCACCACCTCCGGAATCAATACGTCCAGCTCATATGCCAGGATAACATCTTTTGCCTTCCGGTCAATGTATATCGTCTGGGACATTTCCTCCCGATCCGGTACACTCTTGATCTCTTTCGGCTGCAGCAGAGTCTGTAAACTATTGCCCATCCCCTGACCATTGCACCAACTGGCCAGTGTCCCCAGCCGGGTCACTACATTGCTGGCCGTGGTATTATAGGAACTTGTCCAGCTATCTAAGTATGTATTCCGCACCGTCTGTTGCTGGGTCTGCGGATCAGTAGCCGTATACGTGGCAGCATTGAACGCCTCCACAGTAATTGCCATAATCTCTTCACCGGTCGCCGCATTGAACAGCGTACTGATATCGTTGTATCCCGCTGGAACCGTTCCGCTGACCGACCGATGGCTGCCATCCGTGTACGTGATACCAACTCTTACCAGCAGATGCACTTCCGCAACGATTGCTTTTTCCATCGCGTTCGACGTGCTGGAGCTGCTGAGCGAGTTAACCGCAGAAATTACCCCGGTAAAACTCAGCCCTGCAGCTGCGGAAGCCTGTAAAGTGTTAAGTTTTGCCAAAATCTGCGTTTTTGTGTACATAAGTGTAACCTCGTTTAAGGAATAGTTTGTTAAAAAAGGGGAGCATGTTGGTGTGGGGTTATTTTGGGTTTTGCGCCAGAATTTCCCGGGGGGATTTCACCGCGAGGCGGCGCAGGGTCGGCACCAGTTCCTTGTTGCCTTCAACCAACGCGTGACAGCTGTTGCACAATGTGATCAGATTGTCATCGTCCAGCTTCAGTGTGTCATCAGTGTTGACAGGTATGATGTGATGCACCTCCAGGGATGCTGTCGTAATCTTACCATTCGCCAAGCAAAGCTTACACAGATGCAAGTCACGTTCCTTTATCTCTCTGCGTTTGCGCTGCCAGGCAGCGGTACAACGGAAAGAACTTGCAGGGTCTGTGCGGGTATGGTGGTGCCGGGGTGCGGGAGGTCTACTGCACTGGCCGCGTGGATGCACCTTGCCACAACGGCTGCAGGATATTAGCTGTGTCATGATTGCATAAAAAGAGCGCACCAGTAGCCGGCTGATGCGCTAAGGAAAGGAGGTTCAGTTATGAAAAAGTAGGTCGCCGTTCAAGCTTTACCCAATTGTTCACAGTATCATAATAACACATATATTACTCTCATTTCCTCTCATGTTGTTTAAGCATGATAGAAAGTTTATATAATGCCTGACCATGTAGACGGTAGATGTGCTGAATGGAATAGTTTAGTTTAAAGGAAATAGTGATCCAGTCCTCACAGTTAATGTACTTGTGTTCCAATACTGCCCGCTCGTTCCAATCATCCAGCCAGGATATGATCACCTGTACATCATTGATCGCTTGGATCCATTGCAACATGGCTTCGTTCTGCTTGTGTTCCAGGTCTACTAATTTATCATAAGTTGCGGAACGGCTGCCTGGATCATGACCGCCACCGGGTGCGTCGCTATAACTTGTTGTGATCTTTTCGGCCCGACTGCGAATAACCTGCAATAAGTCACTTATGCGTTTAATGTTATCATTGGCATATTTAACCGCGCGCAGCTTATGCTTGATTTCCGCAGTCGGTTTTTTATTTTCC